AGACGACATAGCGATCCCGCATCCGCGGCTCGGGCGAAGGCTCCGCCCACACCTGCAGCCGCCCCAGCCCCGCCCTCAGGCGGTCTCGCTCCGTCCCCTCCACGAGGAGCCTCAGAGCCTCCTCGTCCGGCACGAAGTGGAGCCCCCTCAGCACCCCGTCACGCACCCGAGGATCCGACACCGCCAGCCCCGGCTCCCCGTCGCCTACGAGGTCGCCCACCATCAGGGGCGGACGGCACGCCCCTCTCAGCCGCTCCACGTCCTCCACCCGGAAGACAGGCGAACCGGACGAGAGGAATGCCTCCACGTCGTCGGAGGGAAACTCCTGCCGCATCTTGGAGCGGTCGGTGAGGGTGTTGTACTTCGCCCGGTACCAGTTCAGGTTCTCTAAGGTGCAGAGGGGATGGTTATCAAAGAGCCCCCGCTCCCACTCCGTCAGCGTCTCCGCGAAGTCCTCTGCCGTCCCTCGCACCGGCTCGGGGTGATCGTAGAGGTAGAAGGTCCCGTCCAGCGGCACCTCGTAGATCGGCAGCTCGTACCAGGCGGCGAAGAAGGGGACGTACGCCGTCTCGCCCCGCTTCGCGCGCTGCCACTGGTCGTGGAAGAAGCCCCCAACGCCATTCGCCGTCGACTCCCTCACGATCATCGTCTCGCTGACGGTGGGGATGGAGGCGATGATCGAAGTCTCCAGCAGCCCCGGATTATTCGCCTCCGTGGTCGGGTAGTACGCCTCCTCGGAGAAGTGAACCATCTTCACATCCTCCCCTCGGACGGAGTCCGGATTGAGCGCCGTGCCGACGGTGATAGTACAGCCCCGCTCCGGTACCTGCTTCGTCGACTGGGTGCCGGCATAGGGGGCGTAGGAGAAGGTCTTACCCATCAAGGGGGGCATCTCCTTCAGGCACCCCTCGTACATCGCCCGCACCTTAGCCGCCTGCGACAGCTCGTGAGCGCAGACGACAGAGTTCCAGTTCTCCCGCACGCACATCTGGATCCAATTCATGTACATCTGCACGGCGGTCGAGAAGCCCATCTGTCGCGCCTTCAGCACCATCACCCGGATCTGCCGTCCCGTCTTCCGCTGTCGCTCCAGCTCGGCAATGAGCCGTTGCTGCGGTGGATTGAGGACAAAGCGGATCCTCCGCCCCGTCTCCTTGTCCCGTATCGTCTGGTGCGACACGGCGAAATACTCGAAGTCGTACCTGCACCGCACGTCCGAGAGGTAGAGGAGAAAAGCCTTAGCCCCCTTTGTCCCCCTTGTGCAGCCCGAGGGCAGGCTCCGCACTATCTTGCCGATGTCGCCGCCGTGGCTCCTTATGTACTCCACGACCGGCAGCTCCTCCATCTCCACGGGGAGGAAGAGCGTCTCGGGGTGCCCCTTGGGGACACCCTTGAGGGCGAGCGAAAAGCGATCGCCGACACAGCCCTCTCCCGTGATCGGGTCGTGCCGGCGATGCTTCTCGTCCGCCCGTCGTGCATTCTCGGTGAGGATCGCTGACGACATCGGGCGGTGGCGGCTTAGCCTACTTCATTTCCTCCGGTCTCATCGCCCGTCCCCGGGGTCTTGGGTGTGGTGTGCGCCGAGGGGTCGGGACACTTGGCGTCCTTAGTGATGACCTTGCGGTCGGTTACTGTGTACTTAAGTGCCATAGTATTTTCATGTAAATGTGATCAGCGAAATCCGTTGTGTGAAACCATTTCGTCACTCTCCCTGAGGGGTCAGATCCTCCTTGAAGAGTGGATACTCAAGGGTGATGTCGGACCCGTCCTCGAGGTGTAGCGTGACGGTGACGGGGGTCTCGAGCGTGTCGGCGGCGTCTGTCGAGAGGAGCAGCTCCCGCTTCGCCTCATCCACGCTCTCCACGACCACCCGATCGTCCGAGCCGGTGACCGTCCACGGCACGTCGGGGTCGATGATCTTGCCCGTGTGCTGATCTGTCATCAGGACGGTGAGCCGCACCCGGGCGAAGCGGCGGGACTTGTCGTCCGAGAGGTGAGCGTCCGTGCAGGAGGTCCGGATCATACACTTGACCTCTCCCGCCTCCTGCGTGATCATGACAGAAGCATTCGCCTTGTCGTCGCTCGACAGCGACAGGGTGACGACCCCGCTGCGCTCCTTTACCTTGAAGTTCTTATCGCAGGTGATGCGGAGCTGCTTCCCTACGACGGAGGCGTGGAGCCATTCTGAGGTCTCCTTGCTGTCGTATCTGACGATGAGATCCTTGTAGAAGGCGTTCTTCAGGACGATGTCGATCGTCTGCTCCTCTCCTCCCTCGTAACTCATCCGGACGGGCTTTGGGGAGATCCGCAGGTAGGTGCCTACCTTGATGGTGTATGGGAGGGCAAAGGTCTCTCCGCTCTCCTCTTGGACGAAGCGGACGACGACGTCATAGACAGTCGGATGTTCCGGATCGGGCTCCATGGTGGCGGTGTCGAAGAGGACTTCGAAACTCCCCTTGCCGCTTGCCCTGATGGTCACGGGCTTGCCGTTGACGGAACAGGGAACGGGGATGATGGTCTCGTCGTCGCCGACGGTCTTGTAGGACTTGATCGAGCCCGAGACGAGGAGCCTGCCATCTCCATCACTACTGTCGCCTTTCGTATAATAGTTGCTCGCATCGAATACATACTCCGGCACGGGTACGGGCTGCTGCTCGACCTTTACGTCGAGGATCCTGCCGGTCTCATCCTGCAGGAGGCGCAGGATCGTTTCTCTCTTTTCGCTCATAGTTTTAGTTGTTGCTTGTGGTGGTAATAGTTAGTGTGCCGGTGCCTTCGCCCGAGAGGGTGATCCAGGCGGGGAGGTCGGACTTATTGGATACCGTCCAGCCTACGGTCTTACCCTTGGAGGTAGAGGTGATGGTGCTGCTCTTCGTGCCACCCTCGGACTCAAAGGCGAGCTCGGAGGGGTCGGCGGTGAGGACGCCGTCATCCCCCTTGCCGGCGATGGTGACGGTGAGGGTGATCACCTTGCCGCTGCCCTCCTGCGTGAGGGTGACGGTGGCGGTGGTGGGGTCGTAGGAGGTGGCAGGCTTCGTCACGATGGTGAGCTTTCCGTCCTCGCCTCGGGTGGCGGTGACGAGGTCGGCGGCAGTGCCGGTGACGGCAATGGTGTAGCCTACCGGCTCCGTGCCGCCCGCCTCGGTGGTGCGGGTGGAGGTGACGGTGATCACCTTCGTCTCACCCTCTGCGCTCGTGCCTACGCCGTCGCTCTCGGCGGTGAAGACGTACTCCGGGGCGAAGGGCTCAGGCTCAGGCTCGGGCTCCGGCTCGGGCTCGGGCTCGGGTGTCGGCTCTAGCAGCTGACGGGAGACAAAGATCTCCTCGACCAGCCCGGTCTCGGTCTGCTTTATGTGGATCGTAAGGAGATCCTCTTTCTTTTCGCTCATAGCTTATATAGGTTATATGGTGATGATGTTAATACGACTCTTCCCACTCGCGCGCCGTTATGGGGATGGTAAGGGTCTCTCCGGTCTCCTCTTGCGTGATCACGAGACTGCCTGAGGGCTTGTGTTTAGCTGACGAGTCCTCGTTCCTTCTGGTCACCTTTATCGTATAGGTTCCGTCGCTGCCTATTGCTTCATCCTCTAGGATGTAGGTAGGGGCATCCGAGGGGGAGATGGTGCATGAGACGGGTAAGAGGGTCCTGACTCCGTCTACCTCCTTGTAGCTGTGGATGGTGACTTCTGCGATATGGTAGATCCTGTGGTAGGCAGCGTTCCCATCCTTATCCTGCCAAGTAATGGTGATCGGGTTTGGCTCTGCTTCAAAGACGATCTTCTCCTCGGGCTTCGGCGGCTCGGGGGGGGGCGGGGTGACCGTCTTTCCTCCCTGCGTGACGCGGACGCTTGCGGTGCGCCCGCTCTGATCCTGCAAGAGCTGCAGGGTGTGCTCTCTTTTCTCACTCATAGTCTTCTGTCTCTCTAAGGGTGATTGTGTCGTAGCCGTCGGGGTGGTGCGTGATCTCGGCGGAGAGCCAGCGGGGGAGAGCCCCGAGGTCGCGGATGGTGAAGTCTACCTTCTCGTCCCGCTCGCCCCGTACGTGGCGGAGGCTACGGACAAGGAGGCGAACCTCCCGTCCCTCCTCCAGCTCGACCTCCGTCGGGCTGACGGTGAAGGTGTAGGTCGGCTCCTCCGTGGAGCCGCTGCCGCCGAAGAGCCCCCTCAGGAGCTCCCACAGCCGTCTGATGATCTTCTTGATTACTTTCATAGTCTGTTATTGGTTATTGTCGTTAAATACTACTTCCACAGAGAAAGCTCCGAATAATCCGCAATTGAGACTGGTGCCTACGCCGACTCTGAAGTAAAGCGGGTCCCCCTTATGCCAGACTACTCTGATCATGTCCTCGTCAAGGGTGGCTTCTGCACTTCCTGCATCGTAGCACTTCAGCGTAATGTACTTGAGATCCTCCGGCGCATCTTCCCTTATCTCCTCTCCCTTGTCATCCGTTGTGGCGACATAGCAGCGAAGTCGGGTCTCTCCGATCAGCTCTGTTGCGTCTGAGCTCCCGGAGATGATCAGTGTGTTCTCGGTCAAGTCCGGAAGTTCCCAGCTATTCGTCTTGCCGTCGCAGACGTCAAAATCTCCGCCGGGATTGTCGTCGTCGTCGGTGTTCCAGGGATCGTTCTTTCCCTTGCCGGGCTTGGAGCCGTCGGTGGTGATGTAGACATGCCCCTTGTCCGTGGAGACGGTCGCCCAGGAGGGGTAGGAGGCGAAGTCGTCCGTGATCGTCCACGGCTGCTCCGGGACATCATTGACGATAGAGGTGATCGCTGAGGTGTAGACCTTCTTGTCCTCTGTCACCTTATGCCGGTCTGGCTCGGCGAGGAGGAGCGTCTTCTTCTCCGGCTCAGGCTCGGGCTCAGGCTCCGGATCGGGATCGGGCTTCGGCTTAGGCTTCGCTCCGCCCTCAACGGCATCGGCGATGCGCTCCAGCTCGTCGCCGATCTTCTTCAGCTTCGCCTGCAGTCCGGCACAGCAGGTGTTCTGCGCCGTGAGCATACGCTCCAGCACGGCGACCAGCCCCTTGTCACCCTCGGAGAGCTTCAGGGAGATCTCCGAGAGACCTTTCTCCACCGCACGGGCAAGGAGATCCCACGCCATGCCGTCATAGATGATGTGGACGTTGTGATTCTTGTCCACCACATAGATAGCCGTGTGCGCCCGGCAGTCGTCGTCGAGGAGGTAGACCCCCTCGGGGTAGCAGTGGTACGTGGGATCAAAGGTGGTCACCTTGTGGATGCGCCCCATGCGCTCCTTCGGTGTCCACATCTTGAGGTACTCCTCGAGCCACTGAGTGTTGTTTATCTCTGCCATAGTTTCTTTAATACATTTCTATTCCATAGACGGCGGGCTGTCGGACGACAAACTTCCCCGCCTTGGTGTCCCATACAAAGGTGTCCCCGTCATTAAAACGGGCACTCTTAAGCGCCAGCAGCTGCTCGGGGGCAAAGTTGGAGATCAGCCGCCAGCCTCTCTCCCGGTCGTCCCAGTAGGCGAAGGTCTCTTTGTCCGTCACGAAGGCAAACCAGCCCCACTCGCCCCCCTCGGGGTAGCGGTCGTAGAGCTCCGCCACCGCACGGACGGGGGGCTTGAGGTAAGAGAGGACGGCGAAGCCCCGGAGATACTCCTCCTCGACGTAGAGCGGCGTGTGCTCCATGTACTCCGCCCGGCTCCGTGCCGAGGCTGCCTCCGCCGTCGTGTCGCCACAGGAGGACTTGCGACACGGCAGGCAGGTGGACGGCTCACGTCGCTGCGTCGTGCAGCGTCCGCACGACCCGCTGTCCTTACGGTGCCTGTCCCAGTAGCTCTTGTAGTGGCTCTCCTCGGGGTCCTCGCACCGCTGCGGGGTGATGTAGGGGCGGTGATCCTTCCCCTCCTGCAGCTTGCAGTACATATAGGGAGAGATCTCGCCCGTGAGGATCGTCCGGTTGTCGTCGGGGCAGAAGTCGCTCGGGTCGGCGTGCCGCTCCTTGCAGCTGCACTTGCAGCCGCACTTATGATCCGGCTCCTCCTTCGGCTCCTCGGGAGGAGTGGCGGGGCAGGTGCCTGAGGGAATGGAGCTCTTGCCGGTGCCACAGGTGGAGCAGCTGTTGTCCCACACCTTCTCTTTCTGCTCCTTGGGCTTGTAGGGGTCGCCGTACTTCGGCTCCTCCTTCTTTCCCCCTCGTAGTATGTCTATTAGTCCCATAGGGTGTTACTGTTGTATCAGGGTGAGTACTTTCTCCTCCAGCCGCTTCGCCTGGTCTGCCTGCTCCATGGAGAGGCAGACACGCGAGGCGGTGAGGTAGGTGAGCGGGAGGACGCACTCGTGCGTCACGGGGATCTCCTCCGGCATCGTGAGGAGTTCGGGGATGTAGCTCGCCTCCGTCACGTCGTGCCTGTCGGGGTGCTGCCCCGGTGTGACGCTGTAGTAGCGTAGGACGTACCCCTTGTGGGTCGTCCAGGCGTTGAGCTCCGGCAGCTGCCCCTCCTCGGCGGACGGGTAGGTATAGAGATCGTCCGTCTCTAACACCACGACAGGACGCCACGGCGTGCCTCTCGTGTAGGGGTTGCTCTGCAGTGCCGCCACGTGGTCGTCCGCCTCTAAGCAGACGTGCGCCGGCACCCGCCACTCACGCAGGCGGAAGCGGTAGAGCCTGAGGAAGTTCTCCGGGAGGATCACATACCCCGTCCCGTCGTCCATAGACCGGAGCTGTCCCGTCTCCACCCTTACCCTCGCCTCGGCGATGCCGCTCTCCTCGTCGTAGGAGGTATCGGTGACGTGCCACTGGCTGTCGGGGAGCGTCGGGAGGTCGAAGCCGCCGTACTCGTCCGTCCGGACGACCACGTCCCAGCCCTTGGTGAGAGGGATCGGGATGGGCTTAAACCACCGCGCCCGCCACGCCGTCGCCGCCGTGCGCCACGCCCCGGGGAAGAGCTCCTCCACGTAGCGGGGCGTGAGGGACGGGTCATAGGCGTAGTCGCGCTCAATGTCATTGAGCACCGCCATAACCCTCCGGATGAAGTCGTCTCGCCCGATCATCGCCTTACCTTATGTCAGTCCGGGGAAGCGTACGCCGTACTCGCTCGCCACCCGCTTCGTCTCCTCGGCGTTGGGCATGCGGGAGTAGGGGATGCCGAAGTCTGCCGAGAGGATCTTCTTCGCCTCCGCCACCGTGGTGACGTCGGGGTACTCTCTCGCCTGTCCCTCCGCCTCATACTGCTCGTCGCTGAGAGGCACGGTGTCGCCGGAGCAGGTGATCAGACCCCGACGGAAGAGGTCGCTCGTCTCGATAGCCATTGCCACCGCCTCGTCCTGCGTGTCGTAGGTGGCATCGGCATTGTCCCAGCCGCTCTTGCGGAAGGTGATGAACTTTCGTGTCCCATTGATCGACACGGGGACGGTATTCTCATTGCCACCGCCCTTGATGCTGTATTGTCTGTAAGCCATTTCTCTAAGTAAAATAAGGGCGGGAGACTGAGAGGCACGCGCCTCCGAGCCTCCCGCCGTGTGTTCAGTTATCCGTAGCTACGCTCTCGCGTCAGGGTGTGGGCGTGGCAGCCTCCTTGGTGGAGGGATCATTGATCTGACCGAGGTGGGTCTTGTCGTAGAGACCGCTGTCCTTGGGGAACTCCTCGTACATGTAGCCGCAGCGACCATTGAGCTTGGGAGCACTGGTCTCGTAGACGTCCTGCTCGCTCTCGAGCTTGATGCGGCAGTGAGCGTTCGCATTCTTAAGCACGTAGCAGAAGGTGTCGATGAAGACCTGCGAGCGGCTGTCGCTCTCGCCGTTGCGGAGGTTGTCCAGCGCGATGCTGCGCCACGGGTGGCAGTACTTGTAGAGGTACTCCTCGTCGATCACCAGTCCGTAGCCCGCCATGTCGAGGTCGTCAAATGCCGGCTCATTCAGCAGCAGGAGGGTGTACTGACCATAGATGATGGAGGAGAAGTCCAGCCCGAGAGCCTGCTTCTGCTTGCCGGGGAATATTACTTGGTTGTACTCGATCTTGTGGATCGCCTCCATGAGGTCGCTTCCGAGGAGAGCGATCTTGGTGTTGGAGGAGTTGTTGCCGGTGAAGATGTTCTTCATCATCGTGATCAAGTCTCCCGCCTTCATCTGATCGGGACAGGTGAAGTCGCGCCCAGCCTGCCAGAAGATACCCTCCTGGAAGTAGGTCTCCTCGGGCTTCTCCTGATTGTACTTGTTGGGCACCTTGATCTTGCGACGGGTACCGAGGAGGATGTCCGTCTCGGTGGTGCGCTTGTGCTCGGCGATAGCAAACTCGGTCTGGTCTGAGCGGTTCCACTTGACGTCTGCATTCGTCTGTGCCCAGCGGAAGAAGGTGGTCTCCTCGGTCTCGATCAGCATCTTCTGCATGTAGTTGCTCCTCTGTACGGGGAGTGCCATCAGAGGGGCGGTGCGGGACTGCTTCTCGCTTCCGGTGCGGGCACCGCGGATCACCTTGGTACCTGCCGGTACCTGCTCGAAGGTGTTGTGCTGCCCCTTGCCGTTGACGGGCGAGATGATCAGGGTGCCGTCGCTCTTGCGGTCACGGACGTACGCCTGCAGCCAGTTGCACTTCGTCACGCCATCCTCGAGGTAGCCGGGGACGCCCTTGAAGATAAGGGTCTCATTGGTCGCAATGAGGTCGGGGTTCTCCACCTGTAGCTCGGCGACACGGTCGCTGGTGGTGCAGGTCATGGTCTTCACCTTGGTGACAAGGGGGAGCATCTGGATCTCGTCGTAGTAGATCTCGGGGGATGTCTGTCCCTCCTTGACGCGCTTAGCGTGGCGTGAGCCGAGGGTGTAGAGCGGGGTCAGGTGGGGGCGGATCTTGATCACCTCACGGTCGATCACCGCCTTGACCACCTCAGGGGCGTGCTCGTTGGCAGCCTCGAGGGAGACTGCCTCGCCCTCCGCAAAGATCACATTGTTGTTTAAGTTCTCTGCCATAGTGTGTTTTTCTTATGTATTGAGTTTTATTAGTCCTTGTCCTGAAGCATGTCAGAGATATTACTCTGCTTAGGCTCGTAGTAGTAGCGGGGGTTCTCCTCGCCCCCCTTAGGGAGACTGCGGTCTGCCGTCACGTCAGGCATCGTCGCCTCCTTCTCCGCCTGCCTGTTCTTGATGTCGTCGATGGCGGCGTTGCGTCCAGCCAGCTTGGCGGCATCGAGGTCTGCCTCCTTGTCCGCATCGTAGGTGAGTGCCTTGTGGAAGAAGTCTATCGTCGCCTCATCGATACGTCCCTCAGAGAGGTCGGTCGCAAAGCCGATGATCGCATTGTGGATCTCCTCCTTCTCCTCCTCCGAGAGACCGCCCTTCGTGGCGTAGTCGTCCAGCGTCTTAGAGTAGGTCTCGAAGTTTCCTTTCACCTCGTCGTACCGACCCTTACGCTCCTTGGCGCCCTCCTCGATCTTCCGGATGCTCTCTTCGTCGATCATATCTCTGAGGTCGCCGAAGGACTGGCCGATGGCGACCATGGGATCCTCGCCACGGCTGATACGGGCGATGAACTCTGCCACGGGAGGGTTCTCCCGGATGGCGTCAATGAGCTTCTGGTTGCTCTCGTTGAAGGCATCGTAGCGACCCTTGTAGTCGTCACGCTCCTTGATCGCACTCACCGCATAGTCGGCGAGGGCGTCATCGTCAGGCTCCCCCTCGACATCGGCGTTTGCCTTCTTGTACATATCCAGCAATCCGGCACGCCCTCTGAGTGGCTCGGCTGCTTCCTTCACCTCCTCCGTCTTCTCCGCGTCAGTGGTCTGACCCTCTTCGGGGAGAGGTGCGGCAGGAGCCGACAGCGTCACCTCGCGTGGCGTCTCAGTCATCTCCTCCGTGGGTATCTCTTTCTTACTTTCATCCATCTGTGTTTCTCGTTATGGAGCCTTGCGGGCTCGGTGTTTGTATATCGTTGCCACAAAATAAACCATACACACCCGCTGTTTTTGCCCGCCACTGCACCACTGCTGCGCCGCTCGCCCTTTTTCTGTATCTTTGAGTATCAAACTCATAAAGGACCACTCCGTATGCGCGCAAGACTACTTACTGCATCACTCGCTTTGCTCTTTCCTCTGCTTGGAAACTCTACCGCCTCTTCCGGATCTAAGGTCTGGGTCTGCACCGGCTCTTCGTCCAAGACGTACCACCTCTATAAGGACTGCTCCGGTCTGCGCAACTGCAAGGCAAGGAAGGTCTCCGTCACCGTGGAGAAGGCTCGGGAGATGAAGAGACGCCCCTGCAAGAAGTGTCTGAAGAAGAAACAGCGGCAGAGCCTTACGACTACCGATGAGAGACAAAGAGCATAAGTACCGCCACATCTACCGTCTCTACAAGCAGGGGCTCACCTACCGGCAGATCGCACGGCGGGAGATCCCGGACGACCTCTCCGTGAAGACCGTCCGTAACATCATCTACCACCTCAGGGCGCACCCCGAGGAGCTTGACACGGCACTCCCGAGACACAAGGCTCTCTTCGCTCTCTACGAAGAAGCTCTCTTGCAGGGGAAGAAGCCATCCAAGGCGATCCTCTACGCCCACGACAACCAGCCCGACGTCCACGTCTGCCTGCGGACGATCAGCGCCGCCGTCTCTCGCGAGGAGGGGAGACGCAAGAGCAAGGACGCCGCCCTCTACAGTCGCGCCCACTGCGATCCCGTCATCGGGGAGTAGTAAAAAGCGACTGCCGACCCGCTTCTTCACGGATCGGCAGTCGCTTGACTATGCACCTTCACATTATTCCCTCCATACCGGGATATTCTTCCACCCCTTAGGGAAGCCCATTTCACCAAGTGAGACCAATGTCGGTTTCTCAGCTAACAACTTCTCCAGGCTGTGGAGGAAGGAGTTTTCCGGACTTACTATCCTCAGTAGGTACATAGTCGCAGATAAATAGGCGAAAAGTTTGTTGTCTCTTATACGGTCGGCATAGGCTCCGAAAAACGGGAAGTCCGTGTTATAAGGGAACGTCAAGCCTATTGTGAACCTCCTGTTCCAGAGACGCCCGTGATGAGCACACGTGTTTCGAAGAATGGCTAAGGCATGCATCCAATTTCGAAGTATATCAACGCTGTGCAGCCCGAGACCTCTTGTGACTTCTTTACTCTCCATATTGTTTTTGTCAAGAGCCGAGAATAGCTTACTCAGCGTTCCAAAGGATATCGTCTCTAATGTCATCCATGCAGGTGGGAATGACGGATCCCCATATTTATGGTAGTAGTGCTCTACGAAGTCTTCTTTGCAACGGTCTACCTCCCTCCCCAGGGTCCCCGGTGTCCCATCAGTATTGTCTTCGATCAAGGATTGATACGATTCGGGACGGAAGTACAGATCTTCATTCAGAAACCAAAAGCCGCTCTCTTGCCCCATGGAATAGCTGAGAACGATTCGTGACCTTAGAGCTACTTCTATCCTTTCCAGCGCACTAAAGACAAGAGATCTAAGGGATCTGTCGAAGGAATAGAGGTCTATGATGTCGTCCAGTGAGATGTCGCTCCTCAGGAACATATGCGGACCCATGTCTTCATTGTCCTGAAATGGATAGGTGTATGCCCGCAACCTGTAGTAGCTAATATTATGAAGACACTGTTTGGCTTTTTCTTCGTCAGAAATATGTAATCCCTTGTAACGTAGCCGCTGCACTTGCTCGTCAAGGGAGATGGGTTTCTTTTCGTATCGCATAGTCTGTCTGTTCCCCCACAGTCTATATAAAACTCGAAGACCTCCCCGGGTGCGCTGTTCTATGGGAAGCGTGGGAGGTCTTGTCAGTGCAAAAGTAAACAAATAGTATCAAACACACAATAGAAGCGTAACAAATAGGGATGGAATAGCAATAAAACACCATCTGTTTGATGACCAAATGCCATTGTAAGCGGCGCTAATCTTTCTTACCTTTGCACTACAAAGTGCCGGCGGCAGATACTCCACTTAGGTGGGTAGCCGTGCCCCAGCACTCTAAAAGCTGTATAAGAGACTGCCCCGGGGAGACCCGTCGGGCAGTCTCGCTTTTTTGTGGTACGGCAGCGTCAAGAAAGCAGAGCCTACATAAAACTCGAAGACCTCCCCGGGTGCGCTGTTCTATGGGAAGCGTGGGAGGTCTTGTCAGTGCAAAGATATCGGGATTATCCCTGTAATGCAAATGGGACTTTTATTTGTTAACCTCGTCGTCAAGTTCCCACTTTAGATCCCCCAAGGCAGTAAATCGCTTAACCAAGGGGACGAGGAAGAGAAAGACGGTGACTGCAGCAAGAGTATCCATGTTGAAGCGAAGAATACCACAAAAAGAAATGCTGTTCCCTGTTGGCAGAAGATCGCTAACTCCGATGATGACGGCTACTATTATGAAGTCATATACAGACTCCTGTAAGTCTTCCTTAAGACTACGCCTGATTCTTTCCAAGACAAACGGGTTCTTTACCCCCCGCGTGTCAAATGTTGCCGAAAAGCTGGCGTAGACGGAAAACACTATTCCATAGACTGAATACAGTGCAGTCGCCATCTTTCCTTCCCCTCCATGAAAAATAGACGACAAGGCAGCTGTAACAAGAAGGATAAAAAACACCCTCGACAAGCGAGCTAAAATCTTACGCTTCATGCTCCAAAGACCTCATAAAATTATTTGATTGCTGTTTGCACTCCAAAGGTAACCACTTCCTAAGACTTTTTACAACGTTACTTATGTGGTCATATACTACGGCAGTCGCTGCAAGACCTTACGATCTCACAGCGACTGCCTTCCTTACTCTCGGAGCTTACCTCAGCTCTCGGAATTGCTCTTTCAGTCGATCTATCGTCGGGGCGACTTCCTCTTTCGTCACCGTCCCCTTGTCGATCTGCTTAAGTAGCGCCTTCGTCTCAAGCCACGTGACATAGAGCTTCTCGTCCTGCGTGCCATCCTCCCAGATCTTCTCCGTGAGTTGCTCGCCGGTCATCCGAGGTGCCAGCTCACTTACACGCTTCGTCATCTCCCTGTACCGCTCGAAGTCCTCTCCCTCCTTAGCCTTCCGAAGGTTGCTCATCGTCTGCTGACGGCTCCTGTAGAGATCCGTGAGCTCCCAATACTTCACGTCCGTTTCCGTGTAGTCTCGCTCTTGGCGGAAGAAAGGGGCTACCATCTGTAGCTTCTTCAGCTCCTTTACGTCCCCGGTGGAGGCGAATTCTATCCAGGTGCTGATGTCAGCCAGCCCGGAGACGGGACCGCCGCCATACCCCTCCACTAAGTGCTCGATGACACTTGGGTTATTGAGCTTGCTGTTCGACAGCTGACTTGTACCGGTACGAGACATCAAGTCATTTCGCTCGGTCGACCCTCCGCGCACCTTCCACTGCCACTCCGCAAAGTCCTTGTACACCTGCTTCGTCCTTTTCTTCCCGAGAGACCAGTGCGCGACGTTGTCATCCTGACTTCGTACATACGGCATCTTATACACTGGCTGCCCCATAAAGTTCCGGTTTTCAATCACGTCCACTATCGGGCTAATACCGGTTGGTGCTACGTCTCGCCAGACCTGGGGCCAGCCGTCTTTCAGCGTCCCTCTCGTCTCGTCCCACTGCACGACATTCAGGAGAGAAGCCGCCTCGCTCGGGAGGTATTCCCCAGCCATAAATTGTGCGGCATCGATCACCGCTGCCTGCCAGTCCTTTTTACCCATGCACGCCAGCATGAATTGCAATCCCGCACCATTGAAGGCTCTCAGGTTCTGCGGTAGCGGATACCTGAGGTCCCCTATGCAAAGGTTCGTCATCAGGTCCCACTCCGTATAGTCCTTGTCGTCATCATCCCTTAGGTACAGGTACGCCTGCAGCATTCCGGCAATGAAGAGCTGGGCAGACACCTTTGCCATAAATCTCAGTGGTATGCGGTACCATCGGTACGCTCCCTGCACGCTCGCATTCCAGAAGCCGAAGAGCGTGTTGAGGTAGGGCGATATTGCACCGTGACGATTGAAGTTCACCGTTACCTCCTTGGCATGTATCGCAGCCTCCTTCCTCGAGAAACCACGTTCCCGGCTCGTCACATACTCGGCAAAGCGCGTCGACAGCTCGCTTCCCTCTGACAGGACGGCACACAGGCGCATCGTCGCATAGAGGTTCTTTGCCCCCTTGCGCCCATGCACGATGTTGTTCCATGTCGTCGGCTCGGCGATCCCCTTTAGGTTCTTGTGCAGGATGTTGAAGGGCTCAAGGAAGCTGTACCCGGTGGCGGCACCGTCCTCGAAGAATTCCTTCATGTACTGACCATACCCACTCTTGAGATCCTCTACGTCCCCGAAGTTCTCTTTCCACACATACTCCCACACTGCTCTCTGTACCTTAGGCACATTCCTCAGGAATTGCTGCGTATACGCCCACCCGAAGTCTCCCATGTTCGCTGCCACTGCTGCATTCATGTCTCGAGCGGCGTTTTTTGTCGCGAAACCCGGATTATATTGAGTTCGCAGAGAGGAGAGTGTTCTTGTAAATGTTCCAATTGCTCGGAGTGTCTTCGCGATAATATTGTCCGAGTCGATATAGCGACCTATCGATCTGTTGTTAAGCGCATCGGCGACTGCTTTACCGCTATAGTCCTCGGTGAGGGCGATGATTCTCTCCTCGCCGTTCTCGTAGACTCGTACCACACGCTCATCCTTCTTGGCGGTCTTATCCGTGTCGTCGAGAGCGAGGTTCGGGTCTCGGTACTTTACGATCAGCTCATCCTCTTTCGCCTTCAGTCTGTCGTCCAGCTCCTTTGTCTTTGCTTCAAGGGTGTACGACGAGATCAGACCCCTGTCCGCCTTTTCCCTTAGGGCTGCCTTCTCCATGCGGATCTTTGCCATCTCTCTTCTGGTCTGATTGTCCGCCCTCATCTCCTCGAGCGTTGGAGCCTTCTTGCTCTGGAGATACACCCTGCGTCCCTTGTCGTCGACCTCGGCTGTCCTGCGATAGTACGACTCGCCCATCTCCAGTACGCCTCGGTGGTATAGCTCCTGCTCATTTTTCTTGCACCACCGATAGAAGTCCAGCAGATCCCTGTTTCGTATCGCACGGATCACCGTTGTATTACAGATCGCCTGCAGGTTTGCCACTGGGTCAGCCGACAGGCTCTGCCGACCTTCTGCCTTCAGCTCTGCCAGCTCATATGCTCTGCGGTCTGTATCCTCAGTGACCTTAAATCCTCTCTGCGGGACATAGTACCGACGACTGCCACGGGTCAGCTCTCGGTAGCGATCCTCTGTAAGCAGCCCCGCCTCATACAGCTTCTGCGTACTCCAGTTAGAGATGGTGCGGATCTGGTCACACAGACCCTCAGCGCGTGCTTTCCCCACGGCGTTCTCAAAGAGGCTGATGTACTCCTCTGGGCTGAGTTTCTTTCCCGTCTCCTTGTTCGTCACCAGATCCTCGAAGCCCTTCTCTCCTCGGTAGGGAAGCCCCAGTTTCTTACACTCGTCGATATCTTTCGCCTGCAGGTAGAGAGAAGCCTTTTCGTACCCGTTTGCGTCTTTCACGACACTCTTGGACTTCTTTACGTTCGGGTCTTTCATGTACACGTACGACACGCTCGGCACTTTCTCCAGCGATCCGTCCAGGTTCATCTCACGAATCGTCTCGGCATACCGCTCAAACATCGGCTCCACCTCGCGCTTCTTCATGTTGAGCTCCTTAGAGGACTGTAGCATCAGACTCCAGTACATGTTATCCTCAGGGGACACCTCCATTCCGAGACGTTTCATTTCCTCCACAAAGAGCTCCACCGGACGAGCAACGTCGATTTGGCTTCGTATAAACTTCTCAGGGAGCTTGTCGAGGGCACCCATCCGACGCATAGATTCCTCGGAGAAGTCTCTGTAGTTCCTATTGTACTCATGCTGGAGCTGTGCCACCTCGTACAGGCTCATCCCGTCGGTGATCCTTGGGGGCTGTGGCGCCCTCAGGTTCTCCGTGTGCGCACCCGTGCGGAAGCGTACCCGTGGGTCGGCATAGTGCCGGCTCATCGTCTCGGCATATGATGCCACAGACTGCGTAGGGCGTTTTTCAGGAGTTGCGGGAGCAGCGGGGAGCTCCAGCAGGTCTGCCGTACTCTTCCCCGTCAGATCCTCCGGGCTGTACCACTCCCCGTCCCACTGAGGATTGATCGGGGAGATCGCATTCATCGGATCTGCCTTGACCCTACGGTACCGTATCTCCTTCTCATCCTCAGCCCTCAGATACTCCTCCACGATCTCTCGCTTTGGCTCACCATTCGCCTGATAGAAGCTCTCCGGCAAGTATCCTTGCAAGATCTCCACAAGTCTCTTATCTTTGAGCGAAGCAACAGATGGATCAGGTACGACCGATGGCTCTGCCCCCATTGATATAAAGCTCTCAGCCGGTTGCCCCACATGGGTGACTGGCATTTGTTTGTTGGACACGGAACTCTTTGTACCTTTGCCTTGAGCAGAAGATAGTTGTGGCGCTGCCTCTGGTATCCCTTCTATTGCTGTAAAGCTCTTAGCTGGTTGGTTCACAAAATCAACCAGCTTCTTTTTTTCGATCTGCGTCAGCCCGTGATCGTAATAGCGACGCCCGTTTTCATCCACCCCGACAGAGAGACGCACAGTGTAGTCCTCACCGTTTATATTCATCCCAGCCACATAGTACCGGTACATAGCATATGGAGCTCCCTCGTGTTGGCGATGGTCTTCATATAGGAAGATAGAGTTTTCTATCATCTGAGGAATGTACGCAAACGTCATTTTATGAGCGTTATCATTCATTCCGTGATGTGAAGCCTCTTTTATCCCTCTTGTAGATATCGTGATCGTATCTCCCGTATCTCTGTTCGTGTAGCTCCTCTTCAAGTTCTCTTTCGCCCACTGTCGGATCTCTTTCCTGTCTCTGTGAGACAAGTCGATCACTCCCTCTTGAGGGATCACTATGGGATCACTTTTAAGCAGCTTATCGATCCTCCTGCTACGCTCGCGTACCTCTGGATTGCTCCAGTCTCCATACTCCGCCCGGAAGTCACTCGACCTGCTGGCTACCCAGCCATCCTCGGAAAGGGTCGTTGGTGTGCCGTCAGGAGCCAGCAGCCAAGACCCGTCAGCCTTCGCCTTTCGCTCGATTTCGAGACGCTCAGCGTTGGATGTCCTCCTGAATCGAACGTGTTCAGTGATCTTAGCGTCATTCTCATTGAAGATGACGTAGCACTCTCCGTCTATATGCCCATTATAGTGTATACCGACGAAGCCTGCCTTATTAAGAAGGGAACTTGCCCGGTCTTCTCCTCCGAGTCTACGACTCAGGAGCTCGTACGCCTCTACCCACTTACGACCACGCCAAGACTCATCCGCAAGCACACGATTCTTTATCTCCGGGTTGTTGTTAATCTCTGTGCGGATCATCTCCCCCTCACGTTTCGTCACCCGACGGTCCTCCTTGATATAGTGGTTCGTGTCAGGATCCGGGATCTCCACGGTATACTTGTGGCGTGTGACCTTAGTCTCAAAGTGCCGTACGTAATCAGGATTACTCTCTGTGAATAACAATGCGGCTTTATACCGATCTGCCTGACGCTGGGCGTATTTGTACGTCCTTTTCTCTTCCTCTACTGAGAAAGTCCTTGGGGCGTACTCGTATCCGGTCTTTGGGTCTGTGACGGTCGACTCTCTCTCGGAGCTTGTTAAGGTTACTGCCCAGGGTTCGTTATCTTTTAACGCCTCAAGTAATCTCTCTTCCTCTCTCGCAATTTGCTCGTACTTTTGATAAATGCGTCCGAGAGTCTCACCGACACCCTTTTTGACCGCCTTTTCGCTGGCGATTGACCCGTTCCTTATCCAACAAGTGCGTATCGTCTGAAACAGAATGGACGCAATGTTAGTGCTTCCACCCCTTGAGGTCACGTACGCGTCATTCTGCGTAAGTCGTATGCCGTCATATACCTCGTCGTTAGGCGACGCATATCCCTCCAGATCATTAACGCTGAAGTAGCTACCCCAGCCGTGCGCTTGGAACCCTTCACCACTACCCATAAAGCGGTGATCGAAGCCAAGACGCTCTCCCGTCTCAGGGTCGACGAAGGTCCCATCTGCTTTTTTTAAGAGGTGGGGGCTATTGTGGTACACACGACAGAAGCGAAGCACGTCATCCACCGTGGTATTCTTCGGCGTGGTGTTCCGCATAAAATCACTTGCCGCCTCTGCCGCTCCACTGACATCTCCTGCACGCTCAGCCATCCGGAAGCGAAGCTTCGGATCCGGGGGCGTTGCTTTATCTACCTTTGGATTCTCAAATCCATTTGTTATGTTTGCAATATCACTAAGCTTTGGATCAGCTTGTGCGGAGGCTCCCTTGGGAGGAGCAATGCCAAGCCAATCCAAGGCTTTCTTTTTATCTCTGACGTAACGTAAGGCTTCAGAGAGACCACCGCCCGTTGCAGTCGTCATGTCCTCTATGTTCTGCTCTCCCGTGCGGAAGCGCACGCCCCGATCGGTGGCGTCTGCCCGATCTATGGCAGAGAGGACCGCTTCATTCATCGCGCCTTCCTTCGTGCTGTCATAGGTGGACACCTTGAGTCCGGACTTCTCCAGCTCTGACACAAGCTCGGGCGAAGTCCCCTCGGGGACTACTGCCTCCACAAACTCATCCAGTCCCACTGGACGATCTACCTTGGTCTCGAAGTAGTCTGTCGGGAGAGACTTCATCTGCTCTCTCAGAGCGGACACCCTCGCCTCCTCTGTGACCGTCAGCGGACGACCATAGCGGTTATCGTTATTTACGATAAGAGCTTGCAGTTTTTTAGCAGGCTCTGCCGGATACATCGTCACGGTTTTGTCGGAGACAAGCTCCTCTGCGAGATTATGGAACTCATTCTCTACTTTCTTATAGAGAGAGTCATCCATTCCAGCTATCCTATCCTCATGGCGTCGTATAGACTCAAGAGACTTATATTTCTCTGATAGATCAACTAAGGACTCCATGAAGAGATCCCATGGGGCAATCTTTGAGAAGTCTTCATTCATCACTTTAGAGACATTCTCTAAGGTGTGTGGGACATATCGTTTTGACCCGTCAGGATTCTGCCCGGCATAAAGCATCTCCCTTCTCTCCTTTAGTATCGGCTCGGCGATCTTCTCTACGTACTGATCAAAGGGGATTGATGGGGCTTCACTCCTGTACAGCTCTTTTATTTGCTGATCGACACTCAGAAGCTTTATGAAGTAGTCCTTGTCGAGGATCTTTGGTTCTTCCATGACCAGATTATGCAGTGCGTACAGACTGCCTTCTCTCTCCCCTCTCTTCTTGTCAAGTTCCCTCATGAGGTCGTGTCCCTTTTCAGTCAGGTCGTAGGCGATCCGAGGATAGACAGGAGACCATGAGTCTCTGTTGTACGTCCCTTTGTGTCGTCCTGTATTGGCATCCACCAAGTCGCGCGGAGCGATCAGAGCCACCTCTCCGAACGTCCTTGTCGACAAGCCTCGCTCCGTGTCGTACACAGCAAGGCTCGGGTTAGCCAGCCCGCCCACCTTCAGGGCGTGCCGTAGGTTATCCGTCGTCAGTGTATGAACACCTGCCAGGTGCGCTTTCTTTCTTCTGAAGCGGATGTCGTCACTATTTGGACTGAAAGCTTCCCCGTCCGTTCGCTTGATCTGATTCGGGTAGAAAGCCACATACTCTATCCCTTCCTCGCTGTCCCCGTTTATGATCCCATCATAGCCTTCTCTTTCGAGTCGCAAGCGCTCTTTCACTCCGGCATCGTATGTTTGCCCAAGCGCAAGCACCGGGTTGATAGCAGGACGACGTATGTTTAAGAAAGCAGTAATTAGTTTGTCTCCCATCGCACTCCAGTCTTCATGAGACGGGGCGAAGAAGAACCCATCCACGTCTGTTGCTTTCCTTGCTTTTGATCTGTCAAAAACGGTAAAGTCTTCAGATGTGTAGTGATAGACAGGAAGCGGCTCCCCATTGCTGTCCACAATAAGACTGTGCGATGAGTTTCTGTCCGCCCAGTCTCCGAACCAGTCTTTAAAGGCTTTTGTCCTCACGGTGACCCAGTCCATCTCTGAGAGGTTGCTATTTTCCCCGTTTGGAGCTTTCATCCACGTCCCGTCCGCTATGGCGTCTTTGCGGATCTTCTCTCGCTCCTCTCTCCTGAAGCGGATATGATCCGTGATCTTGGCATCTTTGTCGTTAAAGATCACATAGCACTCCCCATCGATACGACCATAGTAGTGTATGCCCACAATACCTGCTCTGCTGAGCCATTCACTCGCTGCCTGTTTCGCTTTATTGTAATTGTCAGGGGTGGAGCGACCTTCAGTTTCGAACGCTTTTCTGAGTAGGTCGTAGAATGCTTTTCCATTAACACTGGATAGGGTGTGCTCTGAGATATCGCCGGTAGGCAGTGGATCTTCTTTCATTGCCTGAAGCACTAACTCCTTCGTCTTGTCAGAAAGGTGCTTCCTCTCTTGTATGTATTCAAAGGCAGAAGGGTCTGGAATCTCTACTATGTACTTGTGACGTCCGGATTCATTTGACTCAGTTACAAAGTAAGGGATGAAGTCTGGATTATCGCTTATGAATGTCAGGGCATCGTCATATTGCTTTATCGCTTTTCTACTTGAGTCATAGTGTGTTTTTGCTTCCTCCTCGGGGAAGAATGTTGCTACATATGTATATCCAGTTTTATTATCTACGATGGGCTCCCCCTTGTCAAGTTTTGAGAGGCTAAGAGCCCACGCTTCTTTCTTCTTGATAGCTTCCAGAAGGCGGAGGCTCCTTTTCTCTATGATCTCACGTTTTTGACGGAGTGTTTTTATCCTATCTGCAACAGACTCCCTTACTTCCTTTTCTGCCCTAAGCCCGTCGTTATAAGCTCTACGTACGAGATTAAACAAGATATACGACGTATCGGTCGTGCCTTTATGAGAGGTGACATAGTGGCTATTCCTTATAAACTTAAAGCCATCGGGAGCCAATAGATCTTGTCTTGGAGCATACCAGTCCAGATCCTTCACGCCGAAGTAACTCCCCCAGCCGTGCGACTGCGCCCCCTCTCCACTGCCCATAAAGCGGTGGTCAAAGCCAAGACGCTCTCCCGTCTCAGGGTCGACGAATGCCCCGTCAGCCTTCTTCAAGAGGTGAGGGCTGTTATGGTAGACCCGCAAGAAACGAAGCACGTCATCCACCGTGGTATTCTTCGGGGTGGCGTTACGCATAAAGTCGCTCGCCGCTTCTGCTGCACCACTGACATCACCTGCGCTCTCAGCCCTGCGGAAACGGGTCTCGTCGTTCTCAAGTTGCTCTTTTTGACTATTATATTTACCTTTGTCTTGAAGAGACGATCCGAGCGTACGGATGGAAAGGGCGCCATCCTCTTTAGGAACAGTTGTTTCTAAAGGCAGTATGAGGAGTTGCCCGCCCTCACGTTCGGACTGTCTCTTTATCTTTTCTATTCCCCTGTCGTCTACATAGTGCCAATTCACCACTTCGATGGCATCTTTCATCTTTGAGACTTCAATCACAACAGACGAATTAATCCCTTCTTTGTGGATTATGATCCAGTTGTCAGGGCGGCTTATTTTCCGATTTTGACCATAAAAAGTGGGTCTATAAAGGGCACTCTCTATAATCTGTCTGCCGTCCTCCGGCGTTAGATCGGGGTGGCTGCGTTTGTTTTTCTCGAAGATGTTCTTCTTGATGACTACAGGCTTTCCCTCTCCACCGACGGCGCTATCTACCGCACTTGGTAGCTCCCTTAGGCTTACATTACGGGAGGGATTACGAAAGTCCTCGTCTGTAAGATATGCCGGCTCTTCTATGTGATCTAAGAGCAGACTTCCTTGCCGATCTATTGGGTTGCCTTGATTGTCTTGCAATCCTTTCTGTCTCTCGTTATCGACAGAGTCCCCCTCTCTGAAGCGCACCTCTGCCTGCTCTGTAGACCCCTCGGAGGCTACTCCTTGCTGTCGCTCGGCACGCTTCTGCAGGTTCTCGGCTGAGCGTCTGAGGAGGTCGTCAGCCATCATCTCTGCCGACTGATCGATCTGCTTTCCGGACAGACCGAAGACATTACGGAAGAAGTCCTTGATAGACTCCCATACCGTCTTCTTCGTGATGCCGCTCTCCGCACGGTGAGCGATCCACTCATCCATGGCGATGCGCACCTGCCCCCTATTCGTGAGGTCCTGCGAGCCGTTGCAGTACTCATTCATCGCACGAAGCACCTCCTCCTCGCCAAGCTTATTAGCGATACCATCCAGCACCTGGTTGTACCCCACTTCGCCGAGCAACTCCCTACAGCCGTAGTGACCTACCGCCTCATGCAGGAAGGTCGCCCTCACGTCATCCGCATCGACATTAGCCGGCAGGTAGATATGGACAGCGTTATCGCCCTTGTAGAACCATCCCTTGACGAAGTGCGTTTCGTCGAAGCCGGCACGCACCTCCTCGGGGAGGGTGGACATATCCTCGTGGAGCTTCATCGGCACACCAAACGTCCGAGACATATCCATGGCGGCGGCGCGCTTGCGCCTCTCCTCGGTGATCCGGTCGGCAAGCGCATCTCTCCGTGCGCGGAAGTCCTCCGCCACATCTCTCCTGAAGCGGTAGTGCTTCTCACGACCGGATGGCACCTCATAGACACGTCCATAGACCGCCTCTGCCGCACCCGCCTTGGTGTCGGTGGGCTGGGAGGTGGGCATAAGCGACTGCGTCTTCGTGCCTGTCTCATTGGCTCCCACAAGGTCATAGTACTTATTGAGTGCGCCGGCTATCTGCTCCTCCGTCTGCGTCTGCATGGAGGCGGCAAGGAGCTTTGCCAGCGAGGATGCCTCCCCGAGGTTTGTCTCCAGCTCGCTACGACCGAAGAGACTAACCTTGCCGAGAATGAATATCTTCGCACTCTCAAAATTCGTCTGCCCCGCAAAGTCCGGATCCTGCCTTAGGCTGTCCCACACAAGGAGTGCATCCCCGAGGTCGGGCGCAAGGCTCGTCTCAAAGGATGCCTGACTGTCCCTATAGAGGAACGTCGCTAAGCCGTTGCGAGCCGAGGCGGGCAGGCGGTAGAAGATGTCCGTCGCCCGTGGTCCGATCACGTCCGCCAGCTGATAGAGGGCTACGTCCTTCAGTGCCGTCTTAGCCTCTGCCGTCACGACACGCTTCCCCTCGCTGTTGGTCTCAAAGGCATTCTTATACTGGGTGTCGGTGATGTAGCCGTTCTCGTGGAGGAACTTCAGTCCCTCCTCTGCATTTCGGTTGAGCATGTTGTCCATCTTCGCGCTCAGCTCCGCCCCGTTTGCTCCCGTGCGGTTGAATATGCGGTTGAAGAATGAGACCAGCATGGACTGACCGCTCTGAGGGTCGGTGTCGCTATTCAGCTCCTCGCCTACCGTCTGAGCGTTCATCGTGTCCGCCCCTGCGCTCTCCAAGTCTGTCTGCCCTCGGTGCCCGAGGCGAATGGCTTCGCTGTCCGACACCTCCGCCACGTCCACCGCCACGGGGTGCGCCATAGCGTCCACCTGCTCCGCTGTCATCCCATACTCCGAGGCGTGAGCCTTCAGGTACTCCTTGTAGAGCTCTGCGCTCTTAGCGTGCCGCTCCTCCCCGTCGTACATCGTCTGAAGGGCGTCCGTGCGGTTGTTGCCCTGTATCACCTCTCCGCGACCATTGACGACCGGTGCGCCGGTATAGGCGGTGATGCCTCCCGTGATCTCGTCCGGGCGAATGTTGCTCGCTATGCGGTCTGCCGCCGTGGAGCTGAGCCCGTTGTCCGCCCTGTCCTTCGGCTGCGCCTCGGGGATGAAGTGCCTCGGGTTCATCCGTCCCTCCTTATGGCTCGCCTGTAGGCTCTCCGCCTCCACGATCGTCCGTTTCACCGGGATGCGCGTCTCCCCGGGACGTTGGCTGAAGGCTCGCTCTGCGTCTGCGTAATGCTCTACCGTCATAGGCTCCTGACGGTACACTACTGCTCCATTCACAAGTCGTGCGCCACGGGCTCGCGCCTGTCGTGGCGGATCCTCCGTATACTCTCGCACGGTAGAGCCCTCGGCGTTGCGCTCCAGCTCCTCACGCTCCCTCCTGCGCCGCTCATTCTCTAATCGGATCCGCTCCTCCCGCTCCTTTTTCTCCTGAGCCAGCTGCCGTTTCTCCTCTTCGCGCCTCTGTCGCTCTTCTGGGGTAAGTGCTTCCTCCTCTGAACGTTTCTGTGCTTCCAGTTCCTGACGTGCCTGCCCCTCGGCGGCGCGGACATAGTCATCGTAGAGACGGTATTCCTCGGATGCTTTGCGGAGAGCCATCCGCTTCTCCAAGTTGCCGAGGTCACTCTTCACCTCTGACTCCAGCTTCGACCTTTCCGCACCGACCTTAGATCGTCTCTGCCGTGCCGCCTCGACGGCTCCGCTCTTCCCGAGAGCCGCTTCGTTTACCTTCAACGTCTGCTCTGGCGTGAGAGCCTTCAGGTCAAGTGTGCCACTCTTGGACAGCGGCAGGGAAGCGACAAAGTCCTCCCCGTACAGCTGACCGAGATAGCGGATGAAGTCATCCGGTCGCTCGCTCATCAGCTTAAGCCCGTCCACCTCGCCCTCTCTCGTCCTCGGGAGAGACTGCATAAAGTCGTCCGTGGCGTCGCCTGCGTCCTCTGCGTCCTTCTGTGATAACTGCTCCTCTGCCGCCTGCACCTCGGAGCGGAAGGCGGTCTCCGCCTCATCGATTGAAGCTTGCACCAGGTCGAGGTAGTCCTCCGCCACCAGCTGAGGGGAGGAGAGATCGTCCATCTGCACGATGTGCCCCTTCTCGTCCCCCTCTACAGACTCATCGTAGACGTAAATGGGAGCGTCATCGTCGGTAGGCAGAAGCTCCACCGTGCCGTCCTCATTCGTCACCACCCTGACGCCACCGGTCACATACACCTGCTTCGGCTTCCCGTCGACGTCCGTTATGGTCGCCGAGATCACTGCGCCCCGGGCGGTCTCATCTCCGACGACAGACTTTGCGCTCCACTCTTTCGTCAGCTCGTTCTGCATCTGAGCCTTCGCCTCTTGGTGCGACCGCTCTATGGTAGCGAGACGGCTCTGCGCTGTCACCACATCGAGGATGGACTGCCGGTCGTTGTCGCTCAGCGACTCATCGCTAAAGAGCTTCGTCAGCTCCTCGGTGGGGTCTGCCTCTCCGTCCCTCAGCACAAGAGCCATCTGGTCTACCCTTGCCTTGACCTCTTCGTTCTGCCCCTCCAGCACGTCAGCGAGTGCCTGCTTCGCTCCTGCAAGAGCCACGGGACTATTCAGCTCCTCTTCGGCGACCTCAGGGTGGGTCGCCCTGTAGATCGGGCTCTGCTGCTGCTCCGTGGCTGAGAGGATGGCTCCCGCTCTCTTCTGATTCTCCGTCAGTACCTCCTCCTCCTTGGGGTGAAGCCCCTCCGTCGCTTCGTCGTACGCCTTCTGAGACTTCTTCCGCTCCTCGGGGGTGTAGTGGATGGCATCCACCACCTGATCGACGGGGAGCATCTTCTGCCGTCCCGCTTGATCCAGCACAAGGTACCCCGACTGATCCGAACCGATCACCTCGTAGAGGTTGTTCTTCTCGTCCTGAACGATCGTCAGCCCCTCCTTGCGGTGCATGCGGGCTACCTGCCCGCTCTGCAGTCCGGCACCGAAGCCACCCATAAGCGCTCCAGCCCAAGCACCATAGATGCCGTCCTTCACCGCCTGCCTTGCTACGTCAGCCCACGCCTCTTGGTCTTCCTTATTCTTCCACACACGGTCGAGCGCGCCATTCTGCGCCAGTGTGGTAAGGCTCTCTCCCGGACCCTCCGTCACGGCACCGCGGACGATCTGCCGTCCGGCACTCTTGGCGAGAGGGATGGCGAGCGGCTTCTGTGCGTACTCGCTCATGCTGCTTAGGCTCTTCCTTACACCCTCGTTACCGGCTATCCCCTTAGCGAGGGAGCGTACAGCCAGCTTCTGCCCGATCCGTCCGCCCGCAAGCTTACCGATGGCACTGATGGACTTGGACGCTACCGCACCGCCGAGAGCGTCACCGCCAAACTCTGCCGCCATATAGCCGAGGGAGATCGTCGCCTTATCCTCTGGGGAGATGTAGACCCCCTTCTCGGCGGCGTAGTCCTCCATGTCCATAATCGCCTGTCCGCCTGAGGAGATCGTCTGCGCTCCTATGCTCGCCCAGGAGATCGCCTGACCGACGGGAGCCGCTCCGGGGATCATAGAGATCGCCTGCCCGGCAATGGCACCGCCCACGCTTGCCGTTGCGCTACCCAGTTCAGCCCACGTGCCTTCGGGGACTTCAGACTTACGCATGTAATCCTTGGCACCCTCCTTCCAGCGGACGAAGGGGTTCTCCTTATCCTCGCTTGCTCCCTTCTCGCTAAGGTCGCTTCGCATGGCGTCTAAGGCGACCGCCCTCTTCTCGGGGGTGAGATCCTGCCCCATCCTCTGCATGCGCTCTTCGATGAGCTTCAGGGCGTCTGCCTGTCGTGCTTTCTTGGAGTAGTCGCCAGAGAAACGGATGTCGCTGTTCGTGTAGCTGTCCAAGTCCTCCAGTAGCCTTTCCCTCAAACCACGGACACGCTCAAGGCTGAGCGTGCCGTCCTGCTCCATCTGATCGATAAGGTGTATAGCCTCCTTCTCGTCGTCTGAGTTGCCACCGAAGCCCTTCAGCAGGTCAGCCACGGCGATCTCTGCGCCCCCCTTGATTCCTCGCGCACCGGACACAACACCGCCCCAAAAGGTGCGGGTGGTCTTGGGACCTGTGGAGGTGGCGATCTCCGGCATGGTGTCCTCGCTATCCACAAGGTCTATCGGGGCGATCTCCGTACCGCGCTGACTCCTGTCGGGGTTGTAGCTCACCTCGGACGTTCCGTAGGGGTTGTACTCACCTCTCGAGGCATCCATCAAGGCTCTCTGACGTGCCATCTCCTTCCTCGGATCAAGGGTAAAGGTCTTACTCCTCAGTGCCGCTACCTGGTTCGTCTCTGACGCATAGGGGTTGAAGAAAGCCTTCTCGAAGTCCTCATACGTCCCGCCGATGCCGGCACGCTTGGAGAGCTTGTCGTATAGCCCCCGCCTGTTCGACTCCTTCTGCATGACGCGGGAGAAGTCTTGGAAGGAAAGGGGGTAGGGGTTCTTCGTCTGTCGTCCCACTTCGGTGACAAGGTCGTAGAGTCCTCTGATGTCGTTGCGTAAGCTGTTGTCCGGGTTATTATTCATAGCTGTATGGTGTGTCTTGTGAAAAGGAGTTACCAAGAGGCGTTTAGGCTCTCGGCTTTGTCTCTGTATCCGAGCTGCTGGTTGTCGTAGAGGTGCTGAGCGTACCTGTCGGCGTAATAGTCCCAGTCGACTGCTCCCTTGGCTGGAAGCGATCCCTGGTAGGTCTTCCTAAACTTTCTCTGGTACTCGTCAAGTGCGCTCTCATCGGTCTCCAAGAGAGCTTCCATCGCCGCATTGCGTATCGCCTCGTACTCCTGGGGCTTCAGGTTGAAGTCCCTTGTCTTCACCCTGAGGTTGTCTTGCTCCTTGGCGAGAGAGTCGTCCCAAGCGGTGCTCTCCAGACGCATCGGGTACTTGCCATCAACCATCCTGCCTGAGCCTCCTGCCTTGGCGGGGGCGGTGCGCTTCGTCTGGCGTGCCTCTGCCCCCTGAGCATGGATCTGAGCGAGGCGGCTCTTCGACCGCTGCTTCTCCAGATCCATACTGTAGCCGTGGGACTTCTCCAGCTTCTCCAGCTCCTGCTGAGCTTTCCGGCGGTCACGCTCCAGAGCGTCCTGCGCCTTCTGCCGAGCCAGCTCATGAGCCGCCTGCGCCCGTGCGGCATCGGCTCGTCGCTGCATCTCGTAGCCGTACTCGCGCCCCATGGAGCCGTAGATCCGATTGATCTCGTCCATCGCGGCACTGCCCATCACTCTATTGTGGGCGTTAAGTAACTGCTGGTAGCGGGCGGTCGCCTTGTCCACCTCCGCATTTGCCTGAGCCATCCCCGACGGCTCGCCATAGCGGTTGCGTATCGTGGCGTTCTGACTATTGCCGTAGATCTCCCCGAGGAGCTTCAGACTGTCCCCGAGGGCTCCGGCGGCACGCTTGCGCCGTGCCTGCTCCTCCGTCATCTCGGGTGTCGGGGCGGGGAAGAACTTCGCCAGCTCCGTGAGGACCGGCTTGCCCTGTCTTCGCCACTCCTCTACCGCGTCCGCATAGGAGGGCGCACCGTCGTTGACCGACCAGCGGCGTACCGTCTCCGTCACGGCAGGCTGTGGAGCCACGGGCTGTGCCGGCTGCTCTGTCGTCTCTCCCGGCTTCGGGAGCATCCCCTCCTCGTGGAGCCCCCGGCTGTCCCGTATCGCTGACCAGAAGTCCATTGTGCTATTGCTCTGCTTCATCTCTCTCGTCTCTCTTATGGTAAAATGCTTGGCCAGCGACCCTCGGCACGGTAGCCCTTGGCGAGGATCTTCCGGATCTCCTCCTTCCGCCCAGCCACCCGTCCGAGGTAGCCGGCGGCATCCTCTGCGCTCTTCGTCTCTAACCAGCGGTAGCAGATGTAGTCCACCAGCATTCCCTCGATCTCGCTGTCGAGCGCCTTGCGGTACTGCATCGGGAAGTTCTTCGCCGGCTTCAGCACAAGGAGCCAGTCCTCATTGTCGTCATACTCTCGGTGCTCGAGGAGGTAGGGGCGAAGGTCTGTCGGGGTCTCCTCCACACACCGTGAGGGTATGGCGGACAGAACCTGCGCCTGTGCCTCCGAGAAAAGGCGACGGAAGAGGTCGTCATACTCCTCGTCCATCACTAACTGCTCATAGAGCGGGGTGGTCTCGCCCGTCTGCCTATTGACGGAGAAGCGTCGCTCCGCTATTAGCGACGTCTCCTGCTTCACATCCTGCTGGATCAGCTTGTGCGTGAAGGTGTGGATGAGCGCCTTCTTCCAGAAGAGCCCTATCATTTCACCTTGTCCGGAAAGAGGTCAACGGCATTCGACGCCAGCGTCCCGATTTGACTAAGCCCGTTGTACATCAGGTTGTGTCCCTTCATCGCCTGCCGCTGTGCCTCCTGATTATCCAGCATGGAGATCTGATTAGCCCCGGCGAGGTAGCGGTCCCGCGCACGCTGCTTGAATTGCTCCCCCATCGCACCGAGGTTGCCGACCATCCCCGCCATCACTCGGTTGCGGTCGTACTGCCGGGCTGCGGTCGCTTCGGGTGTCGCACCGGTGATGACGGCGGCGTTAGCCTCTCGCTGTCCCTGCCGTCTCATCTCGTCCCTCATCTTGCGGAGAGCGTTCTGCGAGTCTGCCCGCTTGAGGTAGTCCGAGTAGTAGTCGGCGAGGTAGGCGGAGTTATTTCGCCCCTCCATATCCCGACGGATGGATGCCTGACGGGCGCGGGCGGCTCGCTCCTGCTTTGCTCCTATGATCGACCCCGCTATGCCGCCTATCGCCTGCGAGGCGAGGGAGCCGAGGGCAAGTGCTGTTGATAGTACCATAGTCTTATCTTAGTTTGTCGTTTTGTACATACGTGTAATTGTGCTCTATCTCCACCGCCTCGATGTGCGTCCGGATGCCGAGCGTTGCCCTGAGGGCGAGGGCGAAGTAGCGCGCCTTATTCTTCGGAAGGAGCCCGCTGTCTAAGTCTCTGAAGTGGCGGTGCGGCTTGTCTGTCGTGTGGAAGGGGTGCAGGCTCTCCACCGCCGTCCGTCGGTGATTGACGTCGTGGAAGGTGTCCCCGCTCTCCGACCAGCCGATGCCCCAGCGTCCCTCCTTTACGCTCTCCAGCCAGCCACGTGTCCAGAGGCGGATCACGTTCTTGATGTAGGTGGTGCCGAAGGTGAAGGGGCGGGACACCAGCAGGACGGGGAGCGACTGAAGAGCATGCCCCTCGTCCCACCGCTGAACCGCCACCGAGCCGTCCGCACGCACGCCGTAGGACCGCACACGGGGGTACATGTTGGCCCCCTCCACGATGTTACCGCCCGAGAGGGACTGCTCCATAAAGTACCACTCCTTGGCACCGAAGGAGAAGACCAGCAGCACCGACGGGAAGCGGTCACTCGCCACCCTCAGCTCCTCCGTGTGCGGGTCGTACGTCATCCGGGACGGCTCCATCAGGAAGCCGCGGAAGTCGAAGTCCGTCAGCCCGTAGCAGTCGGGGAGGGGGATGAAGTCGAAGTGTGGCTCCCGCCGCCTTGCCCAGATCCGCTCCGAGAGGTTGCCCGCCACGTAGGTCGACGTCAGGAGCATAAGCCCCGAACGGGAAGCGTAGGCGATGCCGTAGGGCGTCTGGCAGATCACGCCCGAGATGGGAGCCTCCATAAAGGTAGGGGACGACATCCGAGCGTGGACAGCGTCCGCCGTCGCCCCCGCCAGCTCATAGACCCCCGCGTCGGTGAAGACGTAAGAGGGGTAGGAGCCGAAGTTGCGATCCGAGATGTCCAGCTGCCGGGTTGCCTCGGCAAGGATCCGTCCCGTCCCTACCGTGTAGGTGGTCTCGGGAGGGAAGGCGAAGGGGTCACTCACTTCGCTTGCCTTGATGACGTTGTGCGCCTCATACGAAGCTTCCCCGCTCACCCTCGGATCGGTGACGGTGGTGCGGTACTTCACGCAGATCATGCTGACCGAATGCGCCAGCACGGACTCGGTAGCGAGGGTGTTGTACGTGTCCCCGCTACCGGTGTTCCATCGGCTTGTCGTCCTATTCCCTGTCGTCTCGTCTGCCATAGCTAAAACCGTTGTGTGAAACCACTAAAACCGTTGTGTGAAACCACTAAAACCGTTGTGTGAAACCGCTAAAACCGTTGCGGAACATGAGTAAACTCGTTGCGGAACATGAGTAAAACTGTTGCGGAACATGAGTAAAACCGTTGCGGAACATGGTTTTACCATTCGTCCGACCCGTCTGACCCGTCCGACTTGTCCGATAAGACAGCGTCCGAGGATATGACTTTCTACTCTTCATCGTCTCCCTCCTCCTGTGCCGTTGTTTCTCGTGGTGGTCGTGCCGGGAGCGGTCGTCGCTATCGGCTCCGTCTCGATGTAGTACGCCACGGCGAGATCGGGGTGTGGGCGAAGTGCCTGGCTCAGCACCTCCGTCCACCCCTTGGACGGCTCGTAGACGTAGAGCGTGAAGTGCCTCGCCCGTATATCTGGGTAGGCAAAGAGTGCCGGCATGTGGAAGCTCTCCCGCACGATGGGTGCCTCCTGCTGTACATGCACAGTGCGCCCCTCCACCGTCAGCTCTACGTCCACGAGGAGGGTGGAGCCTGCTTCAAACGTCTCCTTTGCCTTGGAGCCGTTATAGGGTCTGTCGTCCCAATCCCAGAGGAAGAGCTGAGCGAAGCCGGGGAAGAGCGTCGTCCGCACGTCCGAGAGCCTCAGCCGACCATTCATCGACCGCACGCCCTTAGCTCCGTAGCGGTGGTGGCTCAGCGCCCCCGAGGGCATCAGCTCCTGATACCGTATGTCTGTGTCGCGGTAGACGGTCGTCGCCCTACTTGGGATCACCATAAGCCCGTCCGTGGCACGGTAGTACTTCCCCGCCTTCACGTCACGCCTGAGGTCGATCGAGTGAATGAGGTAAAATTGCGAAGCGTTGACGATCCGCTCATCCGTCCGCTCCTCTACCTTGCTCTTGTCCGAGATGTCGTTTCGCACCACGCTCTCCGACCGGTCGTAGTAGGTAACGTGTCTCGCACGCTTCCCAAAGCCCCAGCCGCTCATATTGATTGCCCCGCGAAGAGTGACCGCCCCGCTCCGCATGTCTATCGGCTCGCTGGCGAAGAAGTCTATCGACGTGATGATGTCGCGCCACCGCTCCAGAGCAGAGAGATCCGGCAGTGCCACCTCCACGCTGTAGGAGCGGAGGGCAGGCGGGACAAGGTAGACGCTTCCCTCGTCCGCCAGCCACGTCACCACGGGGTGCATAAGGGGCGAGTAGAAGTCCCGGATGAAGTCCTGCGGCATGATGAGGAGCGGTGCGGAGGGACGCATGATCCGCCCGTCGAAGAGGCGGAAGGCATAGCGGATACTTATCGGATCAAAGAGACACGCCACGCCGTCTTTCGCCTGCTTCTCCTGACGGAGCTTCTCGATCAGCACCTCCCACGCCTCACGGATACGCGTTCTGACTTCGTCCTCCGTCATCGCATTGATCTCGTCCTTCCCGCCGATAAGAACCGCCCCGGCGTCCTCCAGCTCCTTCTTCGTTGCTGTCTCGGGCGTGGCGAGCTTTACCTCCTCCTTCGTCTTCCCCGCTCTCATCTGTAGCTCGGGGAGATCGGGGAAGGTGCCGAGTGCGTGATACGCTCCGTCACGCCAGAGAGCGTAGTAGATATCCCGCTCGAAGACGAAGGAGAGGACGTTCCCCGTCTGCTCCACGCCGGTAAAGGCTCCGAGGGATGAGGTGTCGCTGACGAAGAACAGCTCACGTGGAAAGCCCTTGGCGTGGCAGTCGCCGTCCGTCTCGTACCAGTCCACCACCAGCCACTTCTCCCGCTCCTGCACCACCAGCAGATGGCGGTACTCGCTCGTCTGGTGGAGGAAGACCGAGTGAAGCCGGTAGCCGTTCCGCACCCTCAGCCCGCTCTCCTCCACCTTGGCAATCTCGCACGGGATGTAACCTCCGCCCGATAGGGGGCGAAGGTTGTAGAGGATCATGGCGTCGCCCTCGGTGTAATTGTCCGTCGTGGACATTCCTCTAAGCTCTGTGCGTCTCTTCTCCATAGTCTCTTACTGTACTCTCGCGGGAAGCTCACCGGGGGACTTCATCCGCTGCATCATCTCCCGCACCATGGCGGGGTTAAGCATATAGCCGTCGGTCGCCGCCTGCGCTTCGGCAGGGTCGGCGGGAGCCTGCCCAAGTGCCTGCTGTCCCTGCTGTGCCATCATCATCTGCTCCTGCTCCTTTTTGTTGAGGTAGTCTAAGAGCTTATCCTTGAAGGGGTAGTTGCCCACCTCGATCATCCCTCGTAGGTCAAGGAGGTTATTCGGGTCGTACTGCTTCAGCTGCATAAGCACTTCGTTTACCAGCATACGATAGGCGGGCGTGTCCGTCCCCTCGCTGATTGCGATCTCGACGTCCACATGCTTCACCCTGTCGGGGTTGTACTTGATCTTCTTCCCTGTCTCCTTGTCCCAGACGTAGCGGGGCTGGGTGTAAAACTGCTGCATCAGCTGGACGCACAGCTTGTCCCTTTTCCGCCTAAAGGAATTCATACTCTCGAAAAGCCCGTTCAGCGACACCGCAGAATTCTGCGACTGCTGAGCGTACATCGCTGCGGGGGTGCCGGCAAGGGGCTGGCGACCCTGAAGCGCGCCGAAGACACCCGACACCTGCTCCGTCATGGACATCGCCATCGTCACCACGTTAAGCGGCTGGAGAGCGTCCTGCATCGAGTTCATCAGCGTCGGCATCGTGTTACTCCCATCCCTCGCCGTCACGTAAGGGATCACGGCGCTGAAGTCTGCGAAGTGCTCCTCGATGTACTTCAGATCGTAGCCGTAATCCTCGGCGACGGACGACATCGGGACGAAGAGGAGCGACTTGGCGGCATACTTGGTCAGCAGGTCGCTCGTGGCGAAGAGCTTATTGATCAGCTTATTCGTGCTGATGAGGTCCGTGACGAAAGGGTGCACGTCGCCGATGAAGAACTCGTGCCACTCCCAGACGAAGGGCGGACGCTCGTGCCAGTAGGGATTGATCCCCATGTCCAGCACAAGGGCGTCAGGGGTCAGGTAGTAGTACCGCCAGAAGGTGTCGACGCCCCAGCGGTACTCGAGTAGAAGCATCTCATCCTCCGGGACCCCCATCCCCGCCTGCTCTGCGATGCGCCGCTCATTCTCCGCCTGCAGCTCCTCTTCCGTGGTGTCGAAGACGGCATTGTAGGTGCCTTTGAGCCTGTCGTGCACCCAGAAGCACTCCGCCGTCTCCTTCCGCCACACCTCGTACAGGCGGCATCTCCCGCTCTGTGTGTCCGACGGCGTGAAGAAGTCCCTGTGAAGCCGTGTTCCCTCCGTCGTCATCTCGTGGATCAGCTCATCCCTGTGGTCGCCCGCACTGTACGCCCCACGGATCTGCCGAGCGCGCGCCTTGCTCCCCTTGGCGAAGAGGCGGACGATATCATCTACTGAGAGATCGTAGAAGGCACCCACGAGCGAGCAGTCGATGTAGCGGGGATCACGGACCGCACTGTCGGAGAAAAAGCTGTAGGGGTCCACGTAGTCGATAACCACGTCCACGCTATTCTCCCGCGCCGCCCAGCCGCACCGAGTGACGGCAAGACCGGTGACCATAAGCTGTTTCAGCTCCGCAAGGTCTAGCTTATTTAGCTCGTCCTTATTGTAGATCGTCTTCAGCGTGGCGGTGAGTGCCTCGCTCTCCTGCTGGTGATCCTCGGCGTGCGCCACGCATACCGGTGTGGTCTTGACACTTGACCAGACGCCCTCGATGGTACGGAGGATGTTTCGCACGATATTGTACTGCGACGGGTTGAGTCCCATTCGCCGGTACTGGTTGCGCTCCTTGATCCAGCAGCACCTACGCTCGTCCCAGATAAGGTCGGCGAACTGGTCGCCGAAGACAAACTCTTCGTTGCGGCTTATCTCTGCGCGCCACTTGTCCATGGCTCCCCAGGCGTTGTGAGCCGACATCAGCAGGTCCGGATCAGACGCAAAGTATTCCCTCCGCGTCCGGCTCCGCTCCCCGCTGCGGTAGGGTGCCGGCTGCTTACCGTACCGCTTGGCGTATCTCTTTATCGTGCGTGCGTCCATAGTGATCGATCTAATTGCCCAAATATCGGACGGGGCGGGATTAGTTTTTGCCCGCGACTGCCGACACCCTGCATTGGCGGGCATTTCTCCCAGCCACAGGGGCTTACTTTTGCCCCATGAGTGAGAAGCGAAAGGAATACCGACCGATAAGAGCGAGAGCGGAAGAGATCCCGAAAGGTCCCATCCACTCGTCCAACATCGCCATTGCCGAGATGCGCCACGACCTGGCGACTATCATCCGAAACAATATCGGCAAGCTCGATGCCGACCTCGCCTCGCTGGAGCCAAAAGACCGCATTATGTGCGTCACTCGGCTCGCTGAGTACGTCCTCCCGAAACAAAAGGAGGTAGCCGCTCACGTCGACGGCGAGATCTCGCAGAACATCCAAGCCTCACTCTCTAATCTCGATGATCTCTTTGGAACTAACAAGGATTGATTGTAAGTTGGAAAATAAGTAGTTAGACTATCGTTTGTGTGGTTAAGGACAAACAGACTATCGGCGACCGGCAGCAGTGATGCTTCCGGTCGCTCCCATTAATGGCGGCAGGCGTCGGGCTTCACAGCTCGGCGCCTGCCTATTTATTCAAGCAAACAAGTAGTACGAAACCGTACTATTCCGATAACTCCCCCTTAAGTGCTTCTACCAATCCAGCCTGCACGTCACCTTTAGCCTTCAAGACCATTGCCACACGCTCATCAAGAGTGCCACGTGCGATAAGCCTGTGGACAATGACGCTCTCTTTCTGCCCCTGTCGTGCGAGACGGGCGTTGAATTGATCGTACTGCTCGAGGTTCCAAGTCACGCCAAACCACACGATCGTATGCCCTCCCTCCTGTAGGTTAAGCCCGTGACCGACCGAGGCGGGATGACCCAGCAGAACCGGCACGTCACCTCTATTCCACGCCTCGATGGCTCCATCATCGGTGGCGTCAAGTGGCGCATAGTCTTCCAGTGCCTCCATGATCCGCTCCTTGTCGTGGCGGTAGTTGTAGGCTATCAGTACGGGAGAGACAGCCGTCTCCACGATCTCTTTGAGCCATTCTATCTTAGCGTCGTGCAGTAGCTCCCAGTCGTGATCGTCCGTGGTGTACACTGCACCATTAGCCGCCTGCAGGAGCTTCCCCGAGAGTGTGGCGGCATTCGCTGCAGTTACGATAGCCCCGTTAAGCTCAGCGACCGCCTCTTTCTTCAGCTTTTGGTACTTCTTCATCGCCGGCTCTGGGAGCTCCACATAGATGTCATTCGTCACCATTGGCGGGAGCTCCAAGTAGTCGTCCGCCGTCATCGAGAGCGTGATGTCCGAGACCCTTTGCTCAATGGCTCTCTTCGCACCATCCCTCAGCCCCCATTTGTACGTGATGTGTCCGTGCGAAATGAGGGGAAAAAAGTACTTGCTCCTGTAATGCGTGATGAAGTGTGTCAGACGCTCCCCGCCATCCACAAGGCGGAATTGCCCCCAGAGGTCCATATAGCCGTTGGAAGCAGGCGTACCGGTAAGCGCAACCACTCGCCCCGCACCGTCGCATATTGGTCGCATCGCCTTAGACCTCTTCGCCTTGCCGTTTTTGAAGAGGCTCGACTCGTCGAGGATGATCACGTCAAAGGGACAGCCATTGGGATAGACCTCCCCGAAGAGCCAGCAGATATTCTCCACGTTGATCGTATACACGTCCGCCCCCTGCTCAAGCGCTTTGTAGCGTTGCTTCTTCGTGCCAATGATCGGGACCACTCTAAGTGCTTGCAGGTGCTCCCACTTATTCACCTCCTCAGTCCACGTGTGTAGCGCAATGAGCTTCTTAGTTGCTACCAGCACCGACGCCACCTCTCCCCTTGCTATCAAGTCTGCGACTGCAGTCAGGGTGCTAACAGTCTTCCCGAGCCCCATGTCGAGAAAGAGGGCGCACCTCTCGTGCGACTTGATGAAGTCCACGGCACGCTTCTGATAGCCGTGGAGGTTGTCCCTACTCAGCATCGCCAAAGAGTGCGTTAAGTCCGTCCTCGCTATCGATCACCCTCACGTCGTGACCGATGGCTCTCAGCTGCATGATCACTAACCTCTGCCGTGCGCTTGGCGTGCGTCCCTTGCTCTTCAGCTCCACCAGAACGGTACGCCCCTCCGGAAGAAGGCACAACCGATCGGGGAAGCCCGTCATCTGCTGAGAGTGCAGCTTGTACGCCACGCCTCCCGCCTGCTCTGTTCGTTTGACCAGCTCCCTCTCCAGCCACTTCTCGCTCGCTCTGTTCTCGTGAAACATTTTACTCCTCATATTGTGTCTACAAAATGCATCCTCCATAAACATATATATACGTAATAGGCATATATCGCCTATACTGCCATTTCCCTATATGCCTATATATCATATTATTATATCATTCTTATTATTATCTATAAGTTGTATAGTGTACTGTAGACTAATAGTCTTATATTGCTGTAGTTCAGTAGTTTTGCTTGTCTACAAATGTGGTTACAATGGAAAGTTACTTGTAGACACTCCTCGGCTGTCTACATTTTTGTAGACAAGTTTTGTAGACAAGTTTGTAGACAGATTGTTTCACGCTTACTTCTTCTTGCGCCATCCTCTCATGGAACGACGATCAGGGTTCTTGAGAACTGTGGGCTCCCAGTCGGGACGGGTGGACATGATGCGGTTGACGCGCTTGCGAGCGTCGCGCGGGATGCGTCCCTCGATCCTGAAGCCGAGCGCCCAGCGGCAGATGTCGTCGAAGCAGACGACCGTGCGCTCCTCTAAGGCTTCGCTGTCCAGCTCCGTCACGCCCTGAGTATTGTAATAGTACCCGTCGAGGGTGTCTATCGGTAGCGAGCGGTAGCCTACGGGGACAGGAGTATCAAGGAACGTCTGTATCGTCTCTTCCCAGACGTCGATTTCCTTATAGGCTTTCTGTACTTCGCGAAGCTGCTCCTCCATCTCTCTCGAGAGGATCAGCGTCGGGTCGCTCTTGTAGAGCTGCAGCACCTCCGCCCAGATCTGGTCCACCACTTGGGGCGTTAGGTAGGTAAAGGGCATCCGGGACGGATCGCTCACCCCCTGCACAAGGATCACCCAGTAGCGTCTCTCACCGGTGGAGTCTCGGAGGAAGTCGTGCTCGTTCGTCGTGCCGGCGAAGACGCACTGACGCTTGCGGTAGACCTTGTGCCTGCCGTAGGGAGCGATGAAGTCATCTGTCGTCTTGGAGAGGAAGCCCTTGGCGTTGGCGACGCCGGAGGACATGATACCGACCAGCTCGGGATCCTCGATAATCCACGCGCCCTGCATCTGCGCCGATGCTTGGCGGATGTTGTCCAGCGAGACCAGCGTCCCCGAGTACCACTCCCGACCGAGCCGCTCAAGGAGTGTGGACTTACCGCAACCGGTCTTGCCGACCAGCACCAGCATGTTATCAAACTTGACGCCCGGGCGAAAGATCCTCGCCACGGCTGCCTTGAGCCAGCGGATGGTCATCGCTCTATTGAGCGGCGTGTCGTCCGCCCCGAGCGTCCGTATGATCAGCTCCTCCGCCCTCGGCACGCCATCCCACGTGAGTCCCTCGAGGTACCGCTTGATGGGGTGAAAGGCGTACCGACTCTCCACGGTGATTAGGGAGTCGTCTATGATCTGCCGGTTGTCGATCTTATAGTAATGCGACGACAGCCAGCTCCTGAGCTGCGACACGTCGTCATCGGTGACGTAGTCGGGCGTGCCGGTCTGCATCGGTCGCCACGGCAGGTCGCGCGTCACGACGGCTCGGTCGTGGAAGGTGTCCCGGGCGAAGCTCCCTCGGATCCGCTTGTCGTTCTCGAGGATCTTGATGACGTTAAAGTGGCTGTTATCGAAGCGCACCCGCCCCGACCGCTCCACCTTATAGATAAGGTCGCTTGCCCAGTCGGCGAACTCCTCCTCATCCTTCATCGGGTCGTAGTCCTCCGGCAGGGCGAAGTCCTCCGGCGCGACCTGCGCCATCAGCTCCCTATTCTGCTCCTTCTTGACCCTCTCTAATGAGCCGGCGAAGTCGCACATCATCCCGTAGGATGGTCGCTCAGTCATCGGCACGTCCGCCCCGCACGTCACGTCATACGACCCGTAGCGGTGTATGCGGACAAGGTCAAAGGAGTTGAGCAGCCGCCCCTCGGCGGGGTCGGTAGCGTGGTAGGAATAAAAGAACCTCCCATCGTCGTAGACAATCGCCCCGCCTGTCGTGTGCCCGTCGGCGTACGTCCAGCGGTTGGGCGACCCCGTGGGAGCGTAGACCCCGGCGAGGAGGTCACCCAGCACGTCGTAGATTGAGTATGCCCTGCAGAAGCAGCCGACGATGCCCCGCTTGGTGGTCGGGTCCTCCGCCCTGTCCGCCACTCTGCGTCGTTGGGTAAAGGGATCCGCCCCCGTGAGCCACTTATCCACCGCCATCGGATTCCCGTCAAAGGACTTCGAGAGAAACTCCCCGTCCGAAGGGCACGACGGCCAGAACATCAGCCGCTCCGCCTGATCGGTCGTGGGGTCAAACTGCCCCTCCCCCACCAGCTCCGCTACCCGTGTCGCAAGGGCGGTGTACTCCTCCCTCGTCACGTCACGGGAGAGGGGCATCACTAATCTCAGCCGCTGCCTCTCCGGCGTGTGTGAGTGCGTCGTGTGGAGGAGAAAGGAGTAGACCGGGAAGACCTCCCTCAGGCGGTCATACGTCGCCCTGAAGTCCGTTGCGCTGTCGAGGTCGAGCGAGAGGAGGGAGCGGTAGAGGAGGTTCGCCTTCTTCCGCCGTCCATCCCTCAGCTCTCCCGCGACGTAGCCCCCGACATCCTTAGCGTCCACCTGGTCGTCCTTCGTCATCGCCTGATACTCCGCGACCGTCTCCCCCGTGCGGGTCGGTGTGGAGAGCCGCTCCACCAGCTCACGCCACGTCATCCGGACGGCATCCCAGGCGACCGCTCTGCGGGACCGCCCTATGGAGAGCGTGTAGAGCCGCTCCGCCGAGGGGTCTATCTGTCGGGAGATGTTATCCGGCGTGAGGGGAAGTGGGTTACTTACTCTCGCCATTGTCTTCCTTCAGCTCCATGATCGTCATCAGTGCGTAATTGGCGAGGTCGAGGAGGGTGTCCGTCACCTTCTCCTCCGTCACCTGCGCCTCGCCCGAGCGGAGGATCTGCGTCGCGCGCCTGAGCTTCTCCTGCATGCGGCTCATCGGGTACATCGATCCCCACTCGCGGCACATCTCCGTAAAGGAGTCGCCGTAGTCCTTATTCTTCCGTGCGTAGAGCGCTGCCATCTCCCCCGTGAGCTGCTTGAATCGCTCCACCTTGCTATTGTATTCCGTTGCCATAATCCTCTGGTTACTCCTCTATGATCTCATATTTATAGTCCTGGGCGGTCAGCATCTCCCTAACCGCCCCACATAGCTCACGCTCCACGTAGAACGTCACGTCCGTCGGGGTGATGGCGGACACCTTAGTGGCACATACTCCTACGCCTATGCTGGCGAAGAGGTCTCGCACCTGCGCATGTCTGAGAGCCGCCACTAAGTCGCCGACGGTGTCTGCCATCGTGATGTCTGTATTGAACATCGGCTCCCCGAGCGTCTCCCCACGCATCGCCGTGAAGCCGTCGGCGGAAGGCTTAGCCATGTGGTAAAAGATCGGGAAGCAGCCGTCCGGGTAGACCTCTATCCTATTCCCCTTCCGTGAGAAGCAGATCGGCAGCTTGTCCCCGAGCCTCACCGCCCTGTCCTTCCACTCCGACGCGGATATGGCGACGCTACAGAGGGCAGAGTAGTACCGCCTCTGCCACGCCTCCGAGGGCACGGGGACGTAGGGAATGGTGATCCGGAGCTTGACGTCATCGGCTCCATGTATCATCCCCCGCATGTTGTACAGGCACTGCTGAAGCATCTGCTCGTTCGCCCACGCAAAGCCCCGCTCGCTCGTGGAGCCGAGCCGCCCTTTTTCGAAGACTCGGTAGAACTCCTCTTCCTCCTTGACGATCCGCCGATCTATCTCCCGCATCGCCCGAAGCACCTCCTTGTCGTGGTCGATGACCTTGCGGAAGAGCTCCTCGTCCTCCTCCGGCAGGTGCCGCCCGAGGCTCCCCGGCTCACGGAAGAAGCTCGCGTCCCGCCAAATGCTCTCGGGGTACTTGACCCCCATTAGGAGTGCGGTGTCTCTCATCGGTCCCGTGTAGCCAAAGCGGCTCCCCCGCTCCTGTATCCCCTCCCAGTCATAGCCGAGGTTTATCGGCAGGTCTGCGCCGAAGTGTCCGTAGAGGATCTCCCAGAAAGTGCTCGCGCTCGGCGAGACGACAGCACATGATCTCGCCAGACTGAGGAGTGCGCACATAGTCTTGTCCGAGTATCTCATCACCCGGACCTCCTCGCTGTCGTCCATCGTGCAGACGAAGGCATTAGGGATTATCCCCTCGTCGTCCCTGTAGTACTCGGGGATGACGTATAGTCGTCGATGTCTCATAAGTTGTCGTTGCTTGGTTTTTGGTTTTACTTGTCTTGTCTCAGTGCCTGCCGACACGGTCAGGCGTCGGCAGGCTGTGGGGCTTTTTAGAAGGGCAGGTCGCCTGCCACCTCAGCCCCCTCGGGGACATCCCCGTCGGCACTCGTCACGCCGGCGAGAGCGAAGTCGTCCTCATCGTACGTCTTGCCGCCGAGACGCTTGCCGTCGGCGAGCTTCTGCACCACCGTCAGCTGAGCGGACACGCCGCCCCTGCCGCCACGGAACCACGAGAAAAACTCCACCTGAGCGCGCACGATTGCGCCGCTGTAGAAGACCTCGTCCACCTCCTCGGCGGGGACAAGATTGTTCCCTGCGTCCAGCAGGGCAGGCGGGTACTTCGTTGTCGCCTTCAGGACAAGCCCATTCGGATCCTGCCTGTCATCCTCGCCCTTGGCGTACTTGTCGGGGCGGACGCAACTGAAGAACTTTTCCCCCTCGGGGCGCCCCTTCCTGCCCCAGCATTCCTGGTCTTCGTTTCCCTGCTCGATAGCCGCCTGCATGCAGGATACGATCATGTCGTAGAGGGGCTTATTGAGCTTGGAGAAGGCAAAGCTTGCCTCGTACTTATCGCTCGGGAACTCTCCCGAGGTGTTTTTCTTTCCTAAGTAAGGAAAAGACAGCGTCACCGCACTGGTGATCATTTTTGTGTCGCCCTTCTTGACGGGCGCGATGGTAGTAATGTCGATCATGATAAAGTGTACTTGAAGTTATATAGTGAATGATTGAAATGGTTTCACGCAACGGATTTAGCGGTTACTGGAAACGGTTTTACTCATTACTGGAAACGGATTTACTCGTTTCCCACAACGGTTTTACCCGTTTCCCACAACGGTTTTACTCATGTTCCGCAACGGTTTTACCCTTTCTTGGAGAGGGCGAAGTCCTCTTCGTCATAGGTGCCTTTCGCCTCCCTCGGGTCGCTCGATGGGACGAGCGTCGGCTTGCCCTCCGGCTTCTCCACGAGGTCTGAGTAGTCAGCTGTAAAAGCTTTCTTCCCCACCAGCTTCTCCAGCTTGCCGATGCCGAGGAGCTTCGTCTCGAGGAAGTCTGCTTCCTTGAAGCCATTCAGCTTCAGCCGGTCGCACATCGCCCCCTCGTCCGTCACCTTGCGGACGCTGCGCCCCGGGACCACCTTCCACCTCGGTAGCGTGGCACCGTCGGCGATGCGGGCGTACGCCTCATCCTCGGCAGCCTTGAGGTAGTCCCGCACCAGCTCCGCCTGGTCGAGCACCTGTGCCAGCTCCTCGTCGGTGAGCTTCTTATGGTCCGTGTGGGAGAGGGCGAAGTCCTTGAGGTCAAAGAGCTGCTCCCTCCGAGCGGGGCAGTCCACCTTTGCCCTACAGAAGCGACAGTGCTCACCGGGGAAGGGGTCCCCCTCGCCGGCAAAAGCACGCTTGGCGGTCGGTCTGAGTAGCACGTCGCCCCAGCCCTCCAGCTGCTCTGTGGAGATGACCCAGGTGTCCTCGTGCTGCAGACGGGGCTGGTAGATAGTCATGGCGATGTACCTCGGGTCGGTGCCCATGATCGCCTTGACATAAGCGAGCGCACCGAGGGCGTAGATCATCATCTGCGGATTCTCCCTCGCCGAGACGCGGACCCCCTTCCCATACTTGTAGTCCATGATCGCCAGCGTGTGGGCTGAGTAACAGAGGAAGTCCACGCTCCCGAAGCCCTCAGGGATGTAGCCCTCGAGGTCGACCCGAACCTCCGTCAGGGCGTAGGCGCCGGTCTTGCAGTGCGCCTCCAGATCCTCCCTTATGCGGCGAGCCGCGGCGGCATACTCCTTGGCGTGGCGGATTATTTCCGCGGCGTCGTAGTCGGTGAGGTCGTGCTCCTTGGCAAATCGGTCTATGTACGCCGTCATCAGCTCCTCGCCCGGCTCGTCCTCGCCCTCCAGCAGGGCAGAGGCGTATGCCTCGGCGACCTCGTGGGCTATAGTACCCTCGATGGCGGCTTGGCTCGTGGTGTCGGGGTAGTGCTCCTCCATCCGAGCGGACGGGGTGCAGAGGAGCCAGCGGTGCGCGCTGGAGGGGGAGAGGATGGCGTGGTCGCGGCTCTCGTGATCCTTGAGTGTAGTGGTAGTAGTGTCCATGGTGTTTAAGCGTAGTTCTGTAGTTTAGAGTGTGCCTCCTCGAGGCGTGCTACGGGGATATCGGCGATGGACTTCACGCCCAGGTCGCCGAGCCAGCTGTAGAGCCAGTTGAGCCCCTTCTTGCGGGAGATGGCGTTGACGCTCTTGCGGAGGTCAGCCATGGAGAGGGCGGGAGCCTCAGGGGCGGGC